CTCCAACATAATCGAAATCAAAATTATTTTTTTTCAAGAAAATAATAACTTCTAAAATATCATTTTCTGAAATTAAATATTCTGATTGGAACAACATATCTAAAATTGTTAAATCATAATTATCACGATATTTAACAATCATTTTTGGATCAAAAAAATTTAATATTAAATTTTTAACAGTTTGAAATTTCTTTTTTGAATCAATATTAACACATAAATATTTTAAAAAAATTTTATTATTCCTTTTTAACAAATTATCATCTGTAAGACTTTTAAGAATTCCAATATTTATATTAATTTTACTTATCTCCTCAATTAATGATGTTTTTTCTTTAAATTTATAATTAATATCAAAACCTAAAGATATAAAAGATTTTGTAAAAATTCCAATCAAATCAAATTGTTTACAAACTTGATTTTTAAATTGTGGATAGTGAAATTCTGTTAAATATGCTGAGCATTTTTTGATATTTTTAATGATGGATAACAATAATTTATAACCTAATTTTTCTTTTTCATCCATATTCAAATTTGATGATTATACTAAAGTATCTAAAATATTTATTTTTCAATTTTTATTTCCTAAATAAAAATTGAAAAATAAATATTTTGATATAAATACAAATTATATTTTTTAAGTAAGTACAATGGAATGCAAATATGAAAATAAAGATAAAAAATGTCATAGACCTGCATTTGAAAATGGTTTTTGTGGTAGACATCAAACTTTAGGTTTTTTGAGAGAACAACTAGAAAAAGATGGTACTAAGAAAGTTTGTTGTAATTTTGAACGTGGTTGCAGAAATGTTATGGATATTAATTATAAATTTTCTAAATGCGAAGAATGTAGAAATAAAAATAAAATTCGGTGTAAAAACGAGAATTGCAAATTTAAAGCAAGTAAAAATGGTTATTGCAAATTACACCTAAAATATTTTATTAAAGAACAAATTGAAGATAATGGGCAAAAAGTTTGTAGTAACTTTTATCGTGGTTGTACCAATGCTCTAGATTTAGATTCCAAATTTAAAAAATGCGAAGAATGTAGAATCAAAGAAAGAAAAAAAGATAGTAAAAGAAGAAATAAAAAAATAGAAATCGAACATTTAAGTGAAGAAACTAAAATTTGCCATAAATGTGGTAAAGAATTTTTAAATGAACATTTTTTTAATATTGCAAATGGAAAACCAACTAATCATTGTGATGAATGTAGAGAAAAACAACGAAAAATAGAAGAAGGTCGTGTCAGAGACAAAGAAAAAGCAAGAGAATATGATAGAAAACCAGAACGAATTGAAGAGAAAAAAAAATGGAGAGAAGATAATCCAGATAAAACTATTGAATATTGCAAAAAATATAGAGAAAAGAAAAATGATGAAGATACTGTAGGATATCATTTGCATAATGCAGCTGTTGCAAAGCAATGGAGAGATGATAATCCAGAAAAAATGGCAGAAATAAACAAAAAAAAACGTGAAAGTATTAAAGACAGAATAAATTATTATAAACATCGCGCTGAAAATTTAGAAATAAATTGGAATTTAAGATATTCTGATTGCTTAATATTTTTTAAATTGCCATGTTTTTACTGTGGAGAAACAAATATTTTGAATGGAATTGATAGAAAAGATAGTTCTCTAGGTTACATACTTGACAATTGTGTTTCATGTTGTGAAATGTGCAATTTTATGAAAAAAACTGATTCATTTGAAGTCTTTATAAAGAAAGTTAAACACATAGTTCATTACTTATATGATAATAATAATAAATTTGAATTTTCTGAAGCATTTCAAGATTATTATTGCGCATCTTTTAAACAATATAAAAATAGAGCTGAACAAAAAAAAATGTCATTTAATATAGACAAAAATGATTATAATGTGATTATAATGGAAACATGTTATTTGTGTGGGAAAAAAACTAATATTAACCACCGTAATGGAATAGATAGAATTGATAATTCATTAGGTTATGAACTTGACAATATTATTTCTTGTTGTGGAAATTGCAATTATATGAAAAATAATTATAAACTAGAAAATGTTTTATCAAAACTTATTAAAATTTACAACAATTTCGTTCCAAAATACAAAATTGAAAATATTGATGATATTATTTTTAATCTTATTATTCCGAATATAAATAAACAAAAAATAATAATTAAAAACAAAATTTTAAAATCAAGAGAATATAATAAAATGATTAATAAAGATGATAAAGATGATAAAGACGATAAAAATAATGAAAATGATAAAGATGATGAAAATGATGAAGACAATGAAGACAATGAATACGATGAATATGATGACAATGACGATGACGATGATAAAGATGATAAAAATAATGAAAATGATAAAGATGATAAAGATGATAAAGATGATAAAGATGATAAAGATGATGAAGACAATGAAGACAATGAAGACAATGAATACGATGAATATGATGACGATGACGATGATAAAGATGATAAAAATAATGAAAATGATAAAGATGATAAAGATGATAAAGATGATAAAGATGATAAAGATGATAAAGATGATAAAGATGATAAAGATGATAAAGATAATAAAGATGATAAAGATGATAAAGATGATAAAGATGATAAAGATGATAAAGATAATAAAGATGATACAAAAATTAAGTTTTCAAATAGCGCTGAACAACGTCAATTTTATAGGAATAAACAACGGATTGAAATGGGTGAAGAAAAATATAAAAAAATGGTAGCAAATAAACAAAAAATATATCGTCATAAAATTAATCCTCCAAAAGAAAAACATATTCGAACACCAGATGAACAACGAGAATATGAACGCATAAGAAAACAAAAATGGAGAAATAAGAAAATGAATGAAAAATAAAAGTTTTTAATAATAATTATTGATTTTTATATATTTTAATGAATAATTTAATATTATTCATTAAAAAATCATAATTTGTTTTTGAATACCAACATATAATTGTATGTTGATACATAAATACATATAAAATGTCCCAAAAAATGTCGGTCAATTACTGTACGCCAAACCAGCCATTCCACTCATAACTCTGAGCACGTTGTAATTGAAATCATAAACATATAAATCGGCATCATAGAAGAAATGTAGAGAAGGATATGTGCTAACATAAGTAGGATCAGCATAAGTAAGAATGAGTTGAGTATTATCGATACGTGATAAGTTAGCTGATCCAGAAGGCTGATGTTGTTCAGGATGAAGAGCAAATGAATAAACATTGATACCATCAGCAGGTGTATGAGTATGAGCCTCATATGGTTGAATATAATTGAAATAAGCACCTTCACGAGTATCAAACCTATCATGACCATTAAGTTGAATTAGTCCTGTTGCAACTGGATTTCCAGTTCCATCGAGAAGAACACCATAATTATTAAACTGGTAAACAGTAACATCAGTATCAATACCAGTATCAAAGTAAGGAATGTAATAAGGAGAAGTTGTTACACATGCATATCGTGCATCAGTTAAGTTTTCAATAGGAATAGAAAGATCACGAAGTGTTAATGTGTGTTGAACAACAGCAACATTCTTAATAACTACATAATTTATTACACCAACTGTTGTTATACCAATAGTAATAATAATTGAATCAATTTTATCAGCAAGATAATACGTAGGAGAACTTGAATAAAGTGCACTTTGTTTGTAAAGTAAATAAGAATCAGATGTTCCACCTTTAATAACTGGTCCTGCTGCTACTGTAAGACCATCAGTATAAACGTTGGTAATTGTAATATTATGTCCAGCACCAGCACTTGATACATAATCACCAGAATTAACAACGTTAAGTTCACCAGCAGCAGCATCAGAAGTTGATGTCTTTAACTGACGGCAAACAAGATTGTATGCAGCAGTATCCAAACAAGTATCCCAGTCAGTTGATGATGTCTTATTTGTATAATGTAAGAATGACTTCCCAGAAGTAAAGTTAGAACTCTTAACAGCCCAAATAATTTCCTTGCTAGGATGATTGAAATTAAGTCTGTAATTACCATTTGCAGTTGAACCAGTTGTGCTTGTGATTGCTTCTGAATTAGTAAACTGTAACTGTTCAATGAGATATTCATGTCCAACCTGTGCAAATCTTCGTCTCTCTTCTCCATCAAGATAAACATAATCAACTAAAAGAGATGCATCAGAAATAGTAAGACCTGTAGGAGCAGTTGTTCCAGTGTAAACATAAAGTTGATTGAAATTATTAAGTTGAATATTTAGTCTTACGTCATGATATTGTAAAGCAATTAAAGGAAGAGCTAATCCAGAATTTCGATTAAACCAAAATTGGAATGGAATATATAAAGTATAAGCATCCTTATAAGTTGTATCATGTGCAAGAGCCGAAAGCTCTGTTAATTCATCAACATCACCAATAAGTTTAGCATATCCTCGTTCCTGATTATCAGTTCTAGTGAGTTCATACCATATATCCATCCAATGTCCCCAATGCTTATCTATTCTTGCTCCACCAATTTCAAGTTCAATATAATCAATCAATGCATGTCCTAAACGTCGAACCCATGCGAATTTAGGCGAATGTGTTGCAGCAAGATTTGCTGTAGTTACAGCACTTAAAGAAACCATAAAATAAACAGTTGTTGCTAAATCACCATTACGCAAAATTGTCACAGTATTTCTCTTCCCAAAATCAACTGATCCTGAAAAAGTATGTCTAATTGTTTCAATAGAAAAATTCGTATGTCGTCTATAAACTACCTTGAAGAATGTAATTTGAGGATTACCTGTCAAATAAACATCCTGAGCACCATAAGCTACAAGTTGCATTAAACCTCCTGCCATATTGATTTATACAATCAATATAGAAAATTTTTATTGTTAAAAATCTATTGCGTATATTTAATTATGTTCTATTTTTATCCTGTTTTAACGGCATAATATCTATTTTTTTGTTTTTTTCAAAAAAACGAAAAATTGTTTTAATTTTATATTGTTTATCAAAATTATTTCTTCATTATTATGTGTTGTTCTCTAAAAAATTGTATATTGTAGTTTTATGTGTAAATGTTCTTAAAATATAATTTGTCACAAAGCTACAACTAATATACATTTTTAATAACTTTAGTAATTTATATAAAAGTTTATAATCGAAAACTTTTATATGGATATAAATTAATGACGTCAGGCTTAGTACAAATTGTTTCATACGGAAGTGAAGATTTATATTTAACTGGTAATCCAGAAATAACATATTTCAAAACAGTTTATAGAAGATACACTAATTTTGCAATGGAAAATGTAGAAGTTCAATTTGATGATGAAGTTAACTTTGATAGAACATCAATTGTTTCTCTTCCTACATCTGGTGATTTAATCCATAAAGTTTACTTAAAACTAGTTATTCCTTCTTTTTATGTAACTCGTGAAATCGATCCAGTTGCAAAAGCTGCTGCATATGCAAATTATGTTTCAACACTTTCTGAATATGCAACTTGTTGGACTTTTATGTATGTAAATATGCAAGCATATCGTTTAGCTTATGAAGTTTATTCAGCATCAAACATAACTTCTTATGAACCAATCCAAGCTGCAGTTTTTCAGACTTTTGGTAATGCATCTAGAAATGTAGGTTATACTCCAAATTCTGGAAATAATTCTGAAGATGAAAATGTTCGCGCAACTAATGATTTTTATACATTAGTTGGAAATTTTTCAGGTTATAGTGTTGATACAATGTCAATGGATGTAATTGCCTATTCATTTGTTTATAATTCTCCAGATCCTGAAGGTAAAAGTTCTAAAGAACGAATTTTTTCGTCATTAAGAATTGGAATGTTAAATTCGCAACGTTTTTTACAAACAGTTTATAATTATCATCAAGCAGCATATAATACATATCAAGAATTTTTATTAACAAATAGAAAATTTGCATGGGTTGATTATTTAGGTCATTCAATTATAAATTATATTGAAGTTTCAATTGGAGGAGATGTTATTGATAAACATTATGGTGATTGGATTAATATTTGGTATGAACTTACTAAAAATGTTCATATGGAAAATATTTATAATAAAATGATAGGTAATGTTTCAACTTTAACAACTTATGATAGAACAACTAAACCGTCATATACATTATTAATTCCATTACAATTTTGGTTTTGTAGAAATAATGGTATGGCTATTCCAATTGTATCTATGCAATTTATGAATGTCTCATTAAATCTAAAACTAAAAAAATTCTCTGAATGTTCTTATATTGAACTCGCTGATGGAGAATCAAGTTTTAATTTAGATGATGAATATGAAGACCAAGATTTATCTATAAATGGTTCACTTCTCATTGATTATATTTATTTAGATTTACAAGAACGTAAAAAATTTGCTCAAAGTTCTCATGAATACTTAATCGAACAACTTCAAATTTTCAGTGAAGAAGATATTTCTTCTCAAGATTACCAATTTGATATATCGTTTAATAATCCATGTGAAGAATTAATCTGGGTTTTACAACGTAAATCTTTTATAACAAATTCTACTGGCGCTACTAAATGTTTATGGAATAATTATACTTACAGTTCATCTGGTGAAGGTATTTCAATCACTTCTGCTCATGTTGAATTAAATGGTATAAATATTATCGAAGATATGCCGGGCGAATTTTTCAATTACCTAATACCTTATAAAGTTCATACATCATCTCCTACAGATGGAATATATGTATATACATTTGCATTAAAACCAGAAGAACATCAACCATCAGGAAGTTGTAATTTATCAAGAATTAAAAAGGCAAATTTAATTGTTGTTATTAAGAATAGTATGTTTACTAGTGGAGATACTGTTAATTTTAGAACTTATGCAAGAAGTTATAATATATTACGTTTTGCAAGTGGAATGGCTGGATTAGCATTTGTTTAATATTTATTTTAGATAAAGATTTTTATTTAAAATATTTGCAATTAGAAACATCAAATGATTGTGTGCAATAACAGCAATTTTTTTCATTATTCATTGTTATAAACCATTGAATAAAACAATTTTTACAATAATTATGTCCACATGGTAATATAATATTCCCAATAGAATCATCACATATTAAACATTTTCTATTTAACTTTTCATTTGTTAATTTAATTTCTAATAATTCTAATTCAAAAAACTCGTTGTCAATGTCAACTTCTATATCATTTATTCTATACTTAATAATTTTATCATTTTGGATAAAAATATCATAATTAACATTTAATAAAATGCCTTTGGAATGTAAATAAGTTAAATATTTAATAAGTAAATTAACAAAAATAATATCGTTATTAAAACATAATTTTTTAAATAATTTATCATTGAAAATAGAAATATCATATTCAGAACCAAAAATTGAATATAATGGATGTTCAGGAAAAGATGCCTCAATAAAAAGTCTAATTATTTTTTTATCAATTGATTTTTCAAATTCAGATTTAACATTAAAGTCTGCATTAAATCCATGATTATAAAGCCATTCTATCATTTCAATATCATCACATTCAAATAATATTTTAATTTCATCTTTTATTAATCTGTTAAATTCATTTCTAAAATTAATATCTAATTTTTGTGGATCAAAATAAAATAGTTTTTTCCCAAAAATATTTTCATATAAATAATTTCTCATTTTAACATTATTATGTAAATAACATTCATGATATAATTGCATTTCTCTAAAAATATTTTTTGGTGGATTTATAGAAATTAGTTGATCAATAATTCGTAAATCAATCTGTTCAACTTTTCTTGTACATAAATCTTTAAAAATTTTAAATGCATTATCTTTAATAAATGATATTTTTTTACTTTTTTTACATAATTTTTCATAAAAACTTCTTTTTTTAAGAAGTAAATTTGAAGCATTCATAAAAATTTCATAATTTCCATTTTTACAACTTTCTATAATAATATCTTCCAATTGTTTTTTTGTAAATTTGAATTTTTTATGATCATTCAAAAATTTAAATATATTATCAATTTTGTTATGACATTTACAGGTAAGTAAGAACATATCGAATGTAATTTCAAAAAATCCTTTACACCCTTAAAGATTTAAAATGAGACAAAAAATCAGATTTTAAATCTTTAAGGTTTATTCTTTTCAGAATTGTGTAAATTTTGTTTATGTTGTATCGTCTAATACAACTGATTAATTGCATCTACATAAATAGTTCGGACGTTCTTTACCAATTATTGCATTTTTCGCTATTTTGTAGATATTTGTTGCTCCATTACAATCTCTATTCCATACAACACAACAGTTTTTACAACTAAGTGCTCCATGGACTAATGCAAAATTGTCTTTATATGGTTTTGGATTCTTTCTAACTATAAATTTTTGACATTCTCCACCATTACATTTTGAACATTTACAACTTGTTCGAAATTCATCAACTAAATATACTTTATAATTATTTTGTCTAAACAATTTTCTCATTCCAATTCCTTTTGTAATTTCTTTTCCATATTTCATTTTCTTTTTTTGCTCCCAATCTCCTATACAAATAATAGTATCTTCTGGTTTTCCAAATATTTTTTTAAAATTATTTATCATTTTTTGTTCATTCTTTTTCCTATTTATATAACCATTTAGTTTAAGTTTTCTAAAAATATATGATTCATAAAACTTAAACAATAAGTTATTTACATAACATTTTTTTTGAATATATTCTTTGAATTTTTTAATATCTAAGGTTTTTCTGTTTAATAAAGATAATTCTGTTTCATATTCAATTACACTTTTTCCATCTATTTCTTTTTTTTTAAACTTTAGAATCATTTTTGCATATTTTTTTATTTTACATTCTTTTCTTCTACTATCCTGACTATATCTAAATTTGTTGGCTTTTTTATTATCATCATCTACACAATATATAATATCACATTTTCCAACATCAATTCCAACTATTTTTTTATTTTTTAATGATGAATAATCTTCCAGTTCATCGATATATTTTTCATTACAACTTAATTTACTATTAGGTATTCTCTTACCTATTAAATCATTCCTTAATAATAATATAGAACAACTTATACCATCAGTTTCAATCATATGATGAAATGTATAATTTTGCTTCTTAAAACATTTTCTTTCAGTTCTAAAAAAAAATTTCCATATTTTATCTTCATTCTTTTTAAGATTTCCTTTGAATAAATAATCAGTTTTATTTCCTTGTTTTTTTGTTATTAACAAATGAACTAATGTTGTTGTATCTAATCTAATGTGTTTTGGTATAATATCAGTTCTTAATGGAAATACATTATTAATTGTTAAATTATCTTTCTCTATTTCTTTCATAATAAAAATCATACATGGTAAATAATCTTGAGGTAAACATTGTAAATCATAAAATAAACTATCTTTTTTATATTTAATTTTATTTGGTAATATTTTATTTTTAATATCTTTTATCCATTGGTGATAAAATGATTTGGATTGATATTTTTTATCTGATACATTTAATATATCATTTTTAATTTTTCTTAGTTCATTACGTAATTTATTTATTCTATCATCTTTTTCTTTTTTAGATTTACATATTTTTTTAATTTTTTTAATAATTAGTTTTTTTTCCCACATTACATTAACAAATCGTTCAATGTATTCGACAAAATGTAATTTAATATTGTTTTCATACATAGTTAAAATGTCAATTGATAAATAATCTAAAACAGTATTGAGATGTATATAATCTAAAAGTTCATTCTTAATTAATGGTTTATAATCAGAAATATAAAAATTAGTCAATGTATCTTTTAATTCTTTAATTTCTTTTTTTGGCGATCTACCTGATGAATTTTCAGAACATAAAATTTTCATACATGAATTAATAAATACTTTATCTATTTTAGGTAAATTATTATTTTTTTCATAGTAATCTAACAAATATAATTTCAAAAATGATAAAGTATGTATCATTATTTTATTACATCTTATAACTGCATTTGTAATTTTAGGTGTATTAATATCGAAATTTTTTAAGACATGTTTAAGTGGTAGTTTTATACACTTAAAATAATCTTGTTGCTTATCCAATGGTTTTTTAATACTCATTGTAATGTAAAATATCTATATATCTTTATATAGATATTTTATTTCCTAAAATTAAACGTGTGATTTTTTTCTTATATACCATTGCATCCAATGTATATAATTCATTAATTTTTCCATCCAGATGAAATTGCCCCCAATAAATTGTTTTTTAAATATTCCAATATTTTGCTTTTTGATAATTATGATGATTATCAGATAATTCTTTTGTAAATTGTTAATAAAAATATATTTTATTTTTATGTTATTTTTTTATTGGGAAATCATTTTCAGTTACAATTAATGATAATTCATCTATAAGTTCTTTTTTTGTCATGTTATATCTTCCACTGATATTTTTTTGTTTCGCTAAAACCAATAATTTTTCTTTACCATAAAATGAAAGTTTTTCTAATGGCTTGCTTTTCTTCCATTTATTTTGAAAAATTATTTTTTTTTTCTCTAATTCTTTTTGTCTTTCTTCTTCTATTATTTCATTTTCTTTTTGTCTTTTAAGTTCTTCACAATAATCACATTCATCATTTCCTGACGATAAATGATATTGTAGTTGTTTACCACATATTTTACAAGAATTACATTTTTTACAAGATATGAAACATGTTGTTTTGTGTATAATATTCACATTCACAATGTGAAGAAAATACACCTAAATTACATGCTTTACATTCGTGACATTCTCTAACATCTTTTGTTTCTTTTTCGAGTTTTGATTGACAAAAAGGACATTTTATTGTTTTTAACCAATAATCACATTCCATACACCATTTATTAGGATATTTTAATATTAATTCATCTTCTCTAGGTATTTTATAGTTCCAAAAAATATGAGGGTGGCTACTTGTAGCATAAAACTTGATATTTTTTGATATCAAGTTTTATTTTTCAATTTTTTTATATTTTCTTATTCCATTTATTTTTGCCACAAATATATTCATTATTTGTAGTATATCATTTA